TAAGGATCGTAGTACGCGCATGATGTTATATACGTACGATAGTTTCCTGTTCGATTTAGATAGGACAGAGGGCTTTAAAACAGTACTCCAGATAAAGAAAATTTTGGAGGGCGGTAAGTACCCCGTCAAAGTAAAAGCTGGACTAGATTATGGTTCAATGCAAGACATAACGGAGAGGATAAATGAATATAAGTAAAGTTATAAACGATGTCGTAGATACAGTATCTTATAAGACATCAAACGGAATGGTCGATGTAAAAGACCCATATCACTTATATCTATTAAAAGAAGAATTTGAAAAATGGCTAGATCCAGATCTAGTCTATTCAGCTTTATTTGAGGCTGAAAAAGATGCTGAGCCTCCGTTAGATGATAAAGAAAAAGAAAAAGCTAAAAAGATGGGGCTTGTATGGAAGGGAAAAGGTTATGGTAAAGAAAATGAAGACGGAATATCTTTTAAAAATCAGGGTGGAAAATTAGTTAAGATTGAAAAAGATAAAGAAAAACAAAAAGATGACCCTCAAAAACTCACTGCAAAAGACTTGACATCAAAGACAGGTGAACCTGAAAAGCAAGAGTTTAATGATAAAGAATCTGCTTATCATGATAAAATATCACAAGGTCTTCAAAATGAAGCTGATTATATGGAGTTTGAAAATGATGCTGATAAGCAGTCATTTATACAAGCAGCACAAAAATTAGGTGATGACCCTAATTCGTTAACAAAAGATGACATTAAAATAATAAATAAGTATGCTAGAATAGCTGACAGCTCACGTCCTAAATTATATACAGCGAGAAAGCTCAATGACTTTTCTTCTGGTAGAGGTAAAATAGAAGTTGTTAAAGGAAAATCAAAAATAGCATCTGAATATCTAGAAAAATTAAAAAAGATGGGAATTAAAGTTGCAGCTGCATCAACTGTAAAAGGATCTCAACAAGCATCAAAGTTCAGGGCAAAAGATTTAACAGCAGGAAAGCTTTCAAATAATAGAGTTAGAAAAGAAACAGTTTCTAGCACTGAAAATTCTGTGACAGTTGGAAAAACAACTCTGACAAAAACAGAAATAACTAGTGATATGGATAGCAGAGAACGTGCATCTGCAGAAAGAAAGAACGCTTTTATAGAAAAAGTCAAGCAATCAGACTCTATTGAATTTGTAGAAACAATCGAAGGTGCTGATGAATCTACAGAAGAAGGAAGAGAAAAGATTTGTAGAGAATATCCAGAAGAGATTTCAAAATTTATTAAAGATTCTTTAGGTACAGATGTAACACCTGAAGAACAATCAATAGTAGATCAAGTTGAGGCACTAGGAAAGATAGATGACCCAGAAGAATATGAGAAGGCAGCTTTAAAAATAATTAACGATATGGACCAAGTAGGGACAATTAGAAAAGGTGCTGCAGACCTTACAGAGTCTATAGTTTATCTCGTATTAAATAAAAGAGGAATACCCACGAAGCTACCTGCAGGAGAGACATTTAAAGTATCTGACTTAATATCATTTCCTCCTGATAATGTTGATAATGTTGCACCGCAATCTATAGTTAATTTAACAAAAGAAGGTGGTGTTAGTGTTAAAATGAAAGGTGGAGCACCAAGTGGTGGTGAAGAAAAAATCAAACAGTCAAAATTTAAGAACACAGAAACACAAGATAAACTACTTAAAATAATAGAAAACCACAATAAATTCTTCACAACAGGTGGTGGCATAACACAAGAAGAAGTTGACGAAGGTGATAGGAGCAATAGAGAAATAGAAGACTGGGCAAGAAGTCAGGGAATATTATCAGATGATGATGAAATAAAGACACGTGATGGAAGAACACCTGAAGAATGGGCAGAAGACACGATGGCATTGTGGGAAAGCAAAGGAAAAGTAAGAAATCTAACACCCGAAGAAAGAGAAATGTTTAAAGCAGGATTAGCAGGATTCTGTAGAGGTGGATTATTAATGGAAAAAGTCTACAACAGTGATCTAGATTCACAAGAATTTGGAAATGTAAATTTAAAAACATATAAATCAAAAGATGCAGAGCTAGAAATAAGTGATGGTGTTGAAAGTGCGTCACTAATGTATTTTGTAATGAACCCAGGGTTTAAATTCACAAAAGACTTTAAACCACAGCAACCTACAGCTGTTTATGCAGGAAAATTAGTTCATGCAGACTATGATAGAGAAAGCGGAAAATTTAAAAAGTGATAAAATTAAAGGACATATTGATGGAAGAAAAAGTTATGAATACAGCTGGAATAATATTAAGAGATCCAGTTGCGGGTATTGTTTTATGCAAAGATACAGAAAAATGGGGAATTCCAAAGGGTAAAGTGGAGCTCGGTGAAAGTCCTATTGACGCTGCATGCAGAGAAACAATAGAAGAAACTTCTATATTAGTAGCAAAAGAAGGATCTAATATTAACGGTCCTGTAGAATTAAAAGCCACATTAAAGAACTCAAGAGGTGGGAAATTCTATATTTATGAAAGCAAGATGAAAATTGCTGTTTTACCAAAGAAAAGTTTAGAGCACGAAGATGTGCGTTGGTTCACTGAATTACCAGAAGACACAGATCCACGAATTAAGGGGTTAATGTAATGAAAACACAATTATTATGCACTTTTTGCTCTAAAAGAGAACTTGACGATAGTGTTGAGCTAATTAAGCTAGGCGCATCAATAGTTTTTGACAAAATATACGTATTTGAGAACATAGATCAACCAGATTCGTTAATTTCCACTTATAATGTGGAAAAAACAGAAGATTTTGTGCAAAATTCAAAAACTATGGCAATACACAGAAAAAAAGAGACAAACACACTGTATACAATTAACGCTTTGAATGAAGCTATAAGAAAAGACAACAATGGTGTGTTAGACAAGAAGTTTTCGCTTGATTGGGCACAATACAGAAATAGTTTGCTGTTAACAAATGATCAAGGACTAAATGTTGTAAGGACAAAGTTATTTAAAATAATAAATGTATAGGTGGCTCGGTATGAGAATAATTGTTACAGGAGGTGCTGGATTTATAGGCACAAATTTAATAAAAGAACTAGTAAAAAATGAACATCATGAAGTTGTATCAATAGACAACTATAATACAGGGTTAAAATCAAATGAACAACAAGGATGCATGTATTTTGCTGGAGATATTTCAGAAATAAAAGATTTTGGACTGACAAGTGATGTTCCTGATCTTATATTTCACATTGGAGCACGCGCAAGAATACAGCCTTCATTTAAAGACCCGCAATCGTCATTTGAGTCTAATGTTTTAGGGACACAAAATGTATTAGACTATGCAAGAAGAAGAAATGTTCCAGTCGTGTATGCTGGTTCTTCGTCAGCACACGGTGATTTACATGCAAATCCATATACTTTTACAAAGTGGCAAGGTGAACAAATATGTGAATTGTATTATAAAGTATTTAACCAACGTGTTGCTATATGCAGATTTTATAATGTTTATGGTCCTCATCAAGCTACTGAAGGCGACTATTGTAACGTATTAGGTATTTTCGAGAGACAGTGGAAGAACAATCAACCACTAACAGTCACAGGTGATGGAGAACAGAGAAGAGACTTTACACATGTCCAAGATATTGTGCAAGGGCTCATGAGGTGTGGTTACAGTCTGTGTGAAGATGCACCTGATAAAGTAAGTGGTGAGATATTCGAGCTAGGAAGAGGAGTAAATTATTCTATAAACGAATTAGTAGAAGCATTCGGAGAGATGGATGTAGAATATTTACCCGCTTATCCTGGTGAGATGAGAGAGACTCTGAATGTTGATACAAAAGCTCAGCAGATTTTAGGATGGGAACCGGAGCACGACATAATAGACTATATTAAAAACACTTTTAAAAAATAAAAATTAAAATAATATATATAAAACTAACTTTTGAGCTTTTAGCTTCATATATATTAAAGGATTAACTAATAACAAATAAACTAAGGAGTAATGATAATGGATTTATCCGTAATAAAATCAAGGTTATCTGAACTGCAAACATCAAACCAAAGAACATCAAATCTTTGGAAACCCTCTCCTGGTAAAACTCAAATAAGAATTGTACCTTATAAATTTAATAAGGACAATCCGTTTATTGAGTTGTATTTTCACTATGATATGGGCGAAAAGAATTATCTTTCACCTATCTCATTTGGAAGACCAGACCCAATTGAGGAATTTGCTACCAAGCTAAAGACTTCTGGTAATAAAGAAGACTACAAGCTAGGTAAAAAGATCGAAGCTAAGATGCGTACTTTTGCACCTGTTATTGTAAGAGGTGAAGAGAATGAAGGCGTAAAATTCTGGGGCTTCGGAAAAATGGTCTATCAAGAACTGCTTTCTGTAATCGCTGATCCTGACTACGGTGATATTACAGACCCTGTAAACGGTCGTGATATCGTGGTAGAGTTTAAGACAAGCGAAGAGACAGGACGTTCTTTTCCAATGACCACGATTCGTGTTAAACCGAATCAAACACCAATGACAGAAAACGCTGATGTACTGGGCACTATAAAAGAGACACAGAAGAATATCACTGACATCTACAAAGAGATGGAATATGATGATCTTCAAAAAGCTCTTGAAAACTGGTTAAGCCAAGAAGGTGATGATGAAGTAGAAGTCTCTGATCCTGCAAAACAGGCAAAGCCAGCAGCTACAGAAGATGTATCAGCTGCTTTTGACGATCTATTTAATTCATAAAGTAGGAGAAAGTTATGAGCGAGAGACGTGATGTCCTTGCTAGCGAGCTAGCAGATAGTCTAAACTCTAAGATAAAAGGACAAAAAGTTGCTTTTTTCTTAGACGGATCTGATGATACACCAACAGACATTAATGACTTTATATCTACAGGATCATCTTTACTTGACTTAGCAATATCAAACAGACCGAACGGTGGAATAGCAGTGGGAAGAATAACTGAAATCAATGGACTTCAGGCTTCTGGAAAATCATTGCTTGGTGCACATATTCTTGCTGAGACACAGAAAAAAGGTGGTATTGGAATTTACATTGACACAGAAACTTCTGTAAGTAAGGAGTTTTTAGATGCAATTGGTGCCGATACACAGAATATCCTGTATCTTCACATGGAAACTGTTGAAGATATATTTCAAGGCATTGAAGACATTGTAACTAAAGTTAGAGAAACTAATAAAGACAAACATGTAACTATACTTGTTGATAGTCTTGCAGCAGCTTCTACTAAGGTTGAGATGTCGTCTGATTATGATAAAGACGGATGGGCTACTTCAAAAGCTATTATTATCTCTAAAGCTATGAGAAAGATTACACAAATGATAGGTAGACATAAAATTAGTTTGGTGTTTACAAATCAGTTGCGTCAAAAGATGGGTGTTATGTTTGGTGATCCTTACACAACAAGTGGTGGACTGGCATTGCCATTTCATGCTTCAACAAGGATTAGACTTCAAAATATGGGTATGATAAAAGATAAAGACGGTGAAGTTATCGGACATAAATGTCGTGCAAAAATAGTTAAAAATAGAATCGGACCGCCATTAAGAACTTCGGATTATGAAATGTATTTCGATAGAGGAATCGACGATGAAGGTGGATGGCTGCAAACTTTAAAAAACTTAAAGATTGCACAAACAGCAGGTGCGTGGTACACTATTGACTATGACGGCAAACCTATAAAGTTCTTATCAAAAGACTTTAAAGATAAACTTGCAGAAACTGAAGGGCTCAAAGAATATCTGTATGAAAAAATATGTGAAGCTAGCATTCTGACTTATGAAGACAAACGAGGCATTGATGATGTCGAGTTTACAGACGAAGTTGTGGATGGTGACCTTGCGTAAAAGATATAGAGAAATATTATCTGATATCGGAAAGCAAGTTTCTACTGAAAGCGGCTTGAATGAACACGTCCTGATAATTGACGGCTTAAACAATTTTATCAGGACGTGGGCCGTTTCACCAGCTACAAATGCAGATGGACAACACATCGGTGGTATTGTTGGTTTCCTACAAACAGTAGGTTTAGCAGTAAGAACAATAATGCCAACAAGAGTTATCATAGCTTTTGACGGAAAAGGTGGATCAGCAAGAAGAAAGAAAATATTTCCAGAATACAAAGCCGGAAGAAAACCACTAAAAAGACCCAACAGGGTTGAAGGTTTGACTGATGAAAGTGAAGCTGAAAACATGCGCAGGCAGTTTAGACGCTTGATCGAGTATCTAGACTGTCTGCCGGTTACAGTCATAACAATGGAAAATATTGAAGCTGATGACACAATAGCTTATATTTCAAAACAAGTATTGAAAAATTCCAGAGTAACAATTATGAGTACAGACAAAGATTTTTATCAGATTGTAAATGATAGAATTGCTGTCTGGTCACCAACAAAAAAAGTTTTATATGATAGAAAAAGACTCGAAGAAGAGTTTGAAATACTAGCAGAAAACTTTGTTTATTACAGGATAATAGACGGTGATAAATCTGATAATATTTCTGGTGTTAGAGGTTTAGGACTAAAAACAATAAGAAAAAAATTCCCATTTTTAGTCGATAAACAAATAGTTAATATTGATGAATTTTTAAATGTTACACAACTATTAGAACACAAAGAAATATTGTTAAGAAACTACAGACTAATGCAACTGCATAATGTTGACATTCCTGGAAATGCAAAATTGTCTATTGTAGACCAAGTAAGAGATGGATCTTCAAGGCTTGTGAAATATAAAATTCATAAAATGTTTTTAGAAGACACAATAGATCATGCAATCAGAAATCCTGATGTATGGCTACAGACGTCTTTCAACCAATTAGAATTAGTATTAAACAATGCCTCCAATAAACGATGACTTAACAAAATACGGATCTGTTTTTCAGACTAAGATTATAACTGCTCTGTTGACAGATGCAACATTCGCTGTAACTGTCTATGATATGATGCAACCAGAGCTTATGGGGACAGAAGCAAAACAGTGGTTAGTAAAATCAATAAAAGATTATTATTACGAATATAAAGTTACACCAACACTTGCAGCACTAAAAGTAAAGATAAATGAAATTACAACAGAACTACTTAAAGATGCAGTTGTTGACGAATTAAGAGAAGTAACAAAAAGTATTGAAGCATTAGATTTAGAATTTGTTAAAAACGAAACAGTAACATTTTGTAGAAATCAAATGCTCAAATCTGCAATTATAAAGTCTGTTGACTTATTGCAGTTAGGCCAATATGAAGAGATAAAACGTGTTGTTGATAATGCAATGCGTGCTGGAACACACAGAGATATTGGTTTAGAATATGTAAAGAACTTTGATCAAATATTAGAAGACGTAAACAGGGCATGTTGTCCAACAGGATGGGAACCATTAGATTTTATAATGGATGGTGGTTTATCTGGTGGTGAACTAGGCGTTGTTGTT